ATACACCAAGGCCAACGCATCTATGGGGGCCTTTGCAGCAAGTAACCCAGGAATGTTTATGCCAAGGGGTGGAGTTCTACTTCCTAAGAAGTTTGCGGGAGGAACAACATCTGTTCCAGGACCAAAGGGAGCAGGAGACGTAGTTCCAGCAATGCTTTCTCCTGGAGAGTCTGTTATTCCAACAAAACAAACACAAAAGTATGCAGGGTTTATTAATCAGATTATTCAGGATAAGGTTCCAGGTTTTATGGCTGGAAGAGTTGGTGCAATGCCAGCCACTGCAAGGGCTATATCAACAAGAGGAGTAATTGGATCAAAGGCCCCAGTTATTTCAATAGCATCTGGATCATTAACAAGACCTGGACTTTCTGGTATTAGATTTGATGAGGGTCCAGATGGACTAGTAACTGTCACAGCAGGATCACAATCGTTTAAGGTAAAAAGAGAAAATGTTGATGAATTAAAAACTTTATTAAAGGATAACCAAGACTGGTTAGAGTCTAAAGGTAGACTTCCTGGTGGTCCAGTTAGTTCAGTTAAGGGCTATGCCGATACAACTGAAGGAAAACTTGAACATGCAATAAGAACAAGATTACAAGGAAAAATTGCTGAAAGAGGTGGTGTATTAACACCAAAACTAGTTTTTTCAAAGTTGCAAAAATATGATGCAAGCAAGACGAGACCAGTTGTAAAAGAAGTTAAGTCTTTAAGATCAAGGTATAAAGATTCTCCAATTTATAAAGAACTTGTTAAAACCCACAAAGATGAAATTGAAAGTTTAAAACTTCTTGCACAAAATAAATCAAACCCATACGGATTAACACAAGAAGACCTACTAACAATTCAAGGTGCTCAAGGTGCAAATGCTAAAGAGTTTAAGTACTCACCAGCACTTAGCCATAGATTTACAGATAGGCAAGTTGATGAACTATCAGGATTAACGCAATATAAAAGAAATGCACCAAGTAATGTATTTGAAGAGCAATCATTTTTTAATAAATTTTTCCAAGATATAGCACAAACCTCTACGGGAGGAATGCATATTTCTAGAAGAGATCAAGCCCAAGCAGCGCTTAAGATGATTTTAGATAAGCCTGCTTCTAAAAGATCTGCAGTTGAAAAGGCTGTTCATGCAACGCTAGATAGAAGACTTTCTACTGGATACTATGAAAAGTTTGGATCAAAAACAAACCAACTTTCATTGTTAAAAGATGCTGGTGTAAGCAATGCTGAAATAAGATCTTTACCAAGAGCAGGTGTTCCAGGACTTGCTGGAGGAGTTGTTTCTCTAGGAATGCCAATACCATTTAAGGTTATTGCAAAAAATAGAGCAATCGCTCAACAGATAGATGCCCGTGTAAGATCTAGCAGATTTAGAGAAACTCCACCAACAAACTTTGGAGTAAAATTACAAGAGTTTTCAGGTCACAGTTTCCCAATCCCAGGTATCGGTGGAGTTTATAGAAAACCAAACGGACAGGTAGTTGTTGTTAAGCCAGTTCTTGATGAGAAGGCGGCATTAGCAGAACAAAGAGCAACAATCATTGCAAGAAAGGCTCATGGGTTAGAGGCTCCAGAGCAATCAATCAAGACAATGATTGATCCAACAGATTTAACAGGCAAGCGTAAAATTATTGTTCTTGAATCTCCATATAATCCAGCATTTGCAAGTGGAGGAACCAAGTTCTCTAAAGAAGATTACTTTAAGCAACTTGTTGCATCAACATTGCGAGGGGATAAAGATTTATCACCATCTAACGTATTCGGAGGAACAGTAACAGATGTAGGTGCTGCTGGAGTGTTTGCTAAGGCATCAGGACAAAGAGAATTTAATTTCAAGATGCCATCAATGCAAGACCAAGCAATGATTAATTTGCTTGGAGTAAAGGGTGGTGCTAGAAAAGCATTTGCTGAAAACACTTCTGATATTGCAAGGTCAATGACACCAGCACAATATCAAAACGAAGTTGTTAAAGAGATTAATCGTGTTCTACCAAAACTAGAAAAAACTATTGCTTCATTTGATTTAACAGGAGTTGAGCGTGTTGTCTATCAAAGAATGATTGATCGCCTTAAAGATGGAAGAGATAATGTAAACTGGGGCAAGTTCCAAGAAGTTCACTCTAAGGTAAAGGCTCCTCTTGAATTAGCAGAAGGTATTGTTTCAGTTCCTGGTCCAAAGGGTGCTGGAGATATTCAGCCTGCAATGCTTTCACCAGGAGAAGCCGTAATTCCTGCAAAGCAATCTGAAAAGTATATGCCACTTATTCGTTCAATGATTGCAGACAGAGTTCCTGGGTTTGCAGGGTCAAACATTGAGTGGGACGGAAGTCCATCCTCATTAAGACCTGGTGGAAAGTATTCAGGACCAGTTACTCCACCAGGAGTTGATTCATGGGGTGATCCAATTAAAGATACTCCACCTGCAGGAACAAGATCTCCAGATAGAGTTGAAAGAGCAATTGATAAGTTCTTTGATAAGCCAAGAGTTAAAAAACTTGGAGAAAGAATAGATAATTTTGCAGCAAAAGTAAAAACAGCAACACCAAAGGTTGCAGATCTTGGAAAGACTGCAGGAGATGCAGCAAACAGCACAGTAAAAAATACTCAAGTTGGAACAGCAATGACCAAGGAAGAGTTAAAAAATGCTCGTCAATTAAAGCAAATGAACAACATGGGAAAGAACATGGGGATTGGAATGGCTGCCTCTATGCTTCCTATGATGGGCATGGCACAGGCTTCTACAAATCCCGACGGTATGATGGCAAGAAATATGAGCACTCTAAGTGGAGTTGCCATGTTAGCAATGATTGCACCAATGTTAAATACACCATTAAAACTTCTTGCAGGAGTTGCTTTGGGATATGCTGCTATATTAAAAATGCAGTCTGCACAAATTAAAAAAGCAATTATAGAAGGAAATAAACTTGCTGAGTCATTCTCTATGACAAGTAAAAAACTAGAAGACTTTGGCGCTATAACTGGAACGGTTTCAAGAACTCAGGTTGCAGAACAACAGAGATTAGGAAGAACTGCTGTATCAGGTGCTGCCAGTCAAGAATTTGGAGAAAACTTCCTTTCCTCTGAAACTGGTAAAAAGTTTCAAGAAGACTTTACAAAACTTTCAGAGCAATATGAGTCTGCTGTTGCTGGACAAATTTCTACCGCACAATTAGCCTCTGCAGTAAACCAAGGAGTCCTTTCTTATCTAGAAGCAGAATCAATTATTACAAAGATGGCAAGAGACCTTAAGGATCCAAACTTAGAATATAAGATGCAGGGACAGTTAATGCAAATCCTTGGTCCAGATGGACAAGACCTTGCAAAAAATCCTTTAAAGGTTCAACTCGAATTAATACAAGCAAATCAAACAGGCTTTGATGCTGTAGCACAAAACTTCCAAAATGTTGGATCTGCTCAATTAGGAATGTACAGCAGGGGAGAAATGGCAGGACTTGCAGGAGGTGCACTTGCTGGAGGAGCAATTGCAGCAAAAGCATATAGTTCATCTTTAATGGCAGTTGCTGCTCAGGCTCAACTTACAGGAACTGCAGTAACTGGAATGTCGGCGACTATGAGCGCACTTCCTGTTGGAAGAATTGTTGCAGTTGGTGCTGCACTAGGAACGCTTGCAACAAGAATATTCCAAAGAGGAAAAGAAGCAGAAGCAATTGGAGCAGCAGCAGGAACACTACAAGGAGTTGCAGCACAAAACTTTGCAGCCATACAGCAATCTGCCGACGCATTAAACTATCAATACAATGTTCAAATAGCAAACCTTTCTCTTGAAAAAGATAGAACAACAAACTTAAAAGAAATTGAAAGAATTACTGCAAGAATTTCAGAACTTGAAAATAATAGAACTACAGGACTAGATGCACTTGCTCAAAAACAACAAGACACCATAAACTCATATATTGAAGTTGTAAGAAATTATAAAGATAGTACAGAAGGCCTTGCTCAAGGCATGGCAGAAACATTTACAGACCTTGGGGCTATGTTTAACTTTATACCAGGAGTTAAATCTAAAGATGAAAAAATGCTTGCAAAGAGCATGGATGCTGCAATTCTTGGAATGCAGGAAGCATGGAATAATAGCATAGGTTCAAAACTTCTTGGCGATCAACTGCAGGGTATGGACATTGAAGATGTTATTAGAATATCTCTTCTAGTTGAATCAAAGACAGTATCTCCAGAACAGATGTTGCTTCTCAAAGATATTGCTGAAAGAAATGGTAAGGATATAAACCAGGTAATTAAATTTACTTTAGAAAATTCTGACCCAGAAACTTTAGCAAGAATATCAACACTTCTTGGAAGATTTGAAACTCCTACAAAGCAAAAAGGATTTCAAAACCTAACAGATCAATTACTTGGTGATGATCCAGCAAAACTTAACAACGTTCTTACTGCACTTGAAGAATATGCAAAGGCTCCAGATTCAATCCCAGTAAATATGGGAATGGAAATTGATCAAAGCGATATTGACAAACTTGCTAAGTTTGGAAAAGAAATTGATGCAATTAAGAGAAGATTCCCTAATGGAGAATTTGATGTTAAGTTACTTCAAAAATATCAAACAGAACTTACTGGTGCAGGAATGCCAGCAAATGCCACATTAGACTATGTTGTTAATAATATAGATTACTTTATGAAACTTCCTAAAGAAAAAAGATTTGAAGCAATTTTTGCATTTACAATGTTAAAGGATGCAGATTCAATTAGGGCTGACATTGAAAAAACATTGCGAATAGGGTTTATGAAAAATGCTGCACAAAAAGATCCAGCAACGCTTTATGTTGATTCAGCAAGAACGGCTGCAGCATCACAATATGATGCATGGAGAAAATCTACAGCAGGCGTAAAGGCATATACAGATGCACTGAAAGCAATGGGTATTGAATGGAAGGGTACTGGAATAAACGATAGCGATGTTCCAGGCGGTCCAACAAGCAATGCAGGCGATGGTCCAAAGAGAGATGATTCTTTCCTTAATGATCTTGCTCAAAGACTTAAGTTAGTTAAGGAAGGTGCGTTTAATGCACTTAATCCTTTAGAATCTTTAAGAAAATTCCTTGCCGACGGAGGAAGTAAATCAATAAATCCAGGACTTGACCAACAACGTGGAGCGATTAAACAAATAGAGGCAGCAGCAAAGTCTGCTGGAATTTCTATTGACAAAGACTTTATGGAAATTATTAGAGGTTTAGATGCCACACAATTTAAGTTGTGGTCAGAAACATTATTTGATGTTGCTAAGAATGGAAGAATTACTGGACTTAAACAAGATTTTGTAACCATTAACGAAGGATTCCGCAAGGCAACAATTGGTGGTTATATTCAAGATGTAAAAGATGCAAGCAAAGAAATTGAAAATCAGGTCGCAGCACACCAACTTTTAACAAAAGAAGGGTATAACTCACTTGAAATTCAAAAGATATTACAGAATACAACACTAACTGCAAAAATTGCAGCACAAGGTGGACTAAAAGCCACTAAGGAAGAGCAGGCAGAATTAAACAAAGAAATAGAAAAGACTATTAGTCTTAACTATAGACTAAGTATGATTAAACTTAGTGACAATATTTCAGAAACAAAGATGCAAGTTGAGGCATTTAAGAGGCTTACTGCTGCTGGGGTAAAGCATGAAGTTATTCTTGAAATATTAAAAGACAAAAATAATTCTTGGGCTATTGGCTCAGCAGATGCAACAGTAAATATTAAAGATAAGTTTGGTGATTTAATAAATAATACCAAGGAATATTCTGATATTCTTGAGTTAATTGCAAATCAAACAAAAACTTTTGAACAAAAAACACAAGATGCAATTGATGCAAATATTTCTGCACTTGACCTACAGGCTAAAACATTACAGAATCAGTTTGATTTAGCAAACTTTGAATTAAAGGCAAAGATAGTTGTTGCAGAAGATGCTGTTCAAAAGGTAAATGATGATATTCAAAAACAGCAAGACAAGATTGATAAGATTAATTTTGAACTTAAATACGACTCAAAGATTGGTCAAAACCTTCTTGATGATATCCAGGAAAATATTAATGATGCTCAAAGAAAGATGGAGATTGATTTTGATAGACCACTACAAGCACTGTCTGATAGATCAGCGGTATTGTCAAATGACTTAACTTTAATTGATAAGGCTACAGAGGCAATCAATGAGAAGTATGATGCTCAAGAAAAGGCATTACAGACAATATCTGAACTTAATCAAGATATTGCTGCACAAGAGCAAAGGAGAATTTCTCTTGCTGATGCACTTTCACAAGGTGATATTTCTGCAGCAGCACAACTAGCAAACGAAATACGTTCTACTGCAGCAGATGCAGCAAACCGTAGATCTGGAGAACTTCTCGCAGCAGCAAGAAAGGCTGAAACAGAAGCCCTTGTATCTGCAAGCGGTATGACAAGGGTACAAATTGAAGCAGAACAGTTTAGAATTGGTCAGCAATCATATGCCCTTGAACAACAAAGAAAAACTATTCAAACACAGATTCTTTCATTAGAAGATCAAGTTTATAATATAACAGAATTAAGAGAAATTAAACTTCTAGATATTAGAAACATTGAAACAATTATTGATGGTATTAAAGTAGGACAACTTGCAAAAGAACAAGAAATTTTAGATAAACTTCAAAAAGAACTTGAGGCTAACCAAAAAATATTAGATGCTGCACTTAGTGGAATTGAACAACAAAAATTAAAATGGGAATCAGTACAGATTCAACTTGACTCATATAAGGCTAAGTTAACAGAAATCAATGATGGTCCACTTAAGACTATGAAAGATATTGTTGACTCAATCGCTGCAGCACTTGCAAATATATCTAACTCTAAATATTCTCCAACAAGTGCATTTGTTCCTTTTGGAGGAGATGAATTAGATTCTTATGTACCGCCAGAAGACGATGCAGCATCTGAAGCAGCCTTAGCAGCAACCATCGCAGCAGCACAAGCATTAGATGCAGCACAGGCAGCAGCAGATGCAGCAGCACAGGCTTTTGATGATGCAGCAAATGAAGGCGATTGGGCTAAGTTTTCTGAATTGCTTAGAAAGAAAGCAGAACAAGATGCACTACTTGCCAGCGCCCTAGAAGACTATAATATTGTTACTGGTATAAACAATTTACCAACGAATATAGGAAGCGGAGGTGGTAGCGGATGGACTGATATGATGGCTATGTCTTCGGGTGGAATGGTCAAACCTAAGTATTTTGCGCTAGGTGGAAAAGCAAGAGGAACTGATATTATTCCAGCAATGCTTACCCCTGGAGAGTTCGTAATGAGCAAGTATGCAGTTGACTCATATGGCGTTGATAAGATGAAGGCTATTAATAATGGATCATACGAAGGCGGAAAGGTGTATAATTATAATCTAAACGTCAATGTTAAATCTGATGCAAATCCAGAGGATATTGCAAGAGTCGTTATGACACAAATTAGACAAGTTGACTCACAGAGAATTAGGGTACAGAGGGGCTAAATGGCTACAGCAGCGTATTTAACAGGTAGACGTAGGTATCAACGCCCCCAGGCTCTGTTGTGGTCTGAGAACCCTGGCACACTGGTTGATGGGGTATACCTACCAGATGGCTATGAAGTACAAGGCAACTTTGCAGGGTCTACAGATCCAGATCTAATTAATCAATTTCTCATTCTTTCAGACCATAATCGGGGGGAACTAAATTTTACACCAACAAGAATAGAACAAAGACAAAGAACCATTAATGGACGTATGCGTTCATACCATATAGCAGATAAACTAACAATGTCTGTTTCCTGGAATAATTTACCATCAAGATCATACTTTCAAGATGCAGGGTTTTTATCTACTGGCTTGTCCCCTGACAAAAATACAACAGGTGAATTTACATCAGACGGTGGAGCAGGAGGAGTAGAACTGCTTGACTGGTATGAAAACCATACAGGACCCTTTTGGATGTTCCTAGCATATGACAAGTACTCAAATTTTGGTAAAGATGATGCAGACTATGGACACCTTGCACAATACAATCAAATAATGCAGGTTTATATAACAGACTTTAACTACTCCGTTGTAAAGCGTGGTGGGTCAAACCACGATCTCTGGAATATTTCGGTATCACTGGAAGAGGTCTAAATGTTTGTTAGTGAGACATTAAAGACACATCTAGAAACATCTTCAACAGTACACTTACAGTCATTAGTCTTGGCTGAGTGGAACATGAATATGCCAGACAACATATTTAAACTTGGCAACTATAGATATAGACCTACTGGATCAGATGTTCAATATAGAACACTTCCACTAACGTTTGATAGTTTAGATGAAGGAAATTACTACACAGGTGCAACTGATGCAGATGTTGTTGTAGATGGAGGGTTTGATAACTCTGGCGTACCGCAATTGTTTACATCAACTAAAGAAAAAATGAAAATGATATATTCTTTAGAAGACTGTATAAAACCTTTTAGACCACGTTCTGGAATTAATAAAGCATCATATTTTAGCAATAGATATTTTGCAAACTCTGGAGTATCTATTGCAGAAAGACCAAGATATTACATGGCATCAAGATATGATCAGTTTAGATATTGGTCATCATTTAGAACAGAAGATAACATTGAAAGAGGAATTGCCAAAAATATATCAAATGGATTAAATTATATTGATGATGCAGTTCCATTTGTAGTATATAAAGAAAAGGTTCCAGCAAACAGACTTGTAGTAAAAATGCAGACAAATGTTGGAACAGCAAACTTAGGAAATTTCACTACATCATCTGGAATTTTAGCAGATCCTTTATATGGAACACTAAACAAAACAACTCCCGTTAAATGGAAGATCCAATACTTAAATGAAGATAACTGGGTTGACGCTTATTCTTTTGATGAAAACTCTGTTCGTGATGATCAGTCTGCAATTATTCCAGAAGATGGATATGTTGAATTAGAGTATGGAATAAAAATTCCAGATGCCTATAAAGAGTCATATACCTTTGTTGAAAAGATAGCATCTATAACATTATTGCCAGAGCAATCTTTTAATGGAGATGCATATCTTGTGGTTGAAAATGCAAATACTCGTGGAACTCTTTATATATGGAACGGCGCAGACGAAGACTACGACTCTTTTATTCCTGAATATGGATGGATGCTGGGCACTGGAATTTTAAATCGTTCAACAAAACTTGTTACAGACCTAACTAATCCAGAACTATTTACCAATGATGCACAAAACCAAACTACATATAGAGAGTTTGCCTATATTCGTGGCATAAGAGTTGTAGCAGAAACAATGAATAAGTTTGATTCAACCTTTGATTTAATTGAAATGTCTCCTAGACTGGTTGTAAACGTATCAGACAAGGTTATTGATTTTAATATTAAAAAGATTTTATCTGACATAGGAACTACATCTCTTCCAGTTGGACAACTACTTGCTTCTACTGGAACACTATCCTTGTTTGATGATGACCAAGCATTTAATGAGAACAACACATCCAGCATAGTCGCTGACTATATTAGAAAAAATATTAAGTTTCTTTTTTACGAATCAATTTTAGATGTTGCTGGAGATGAGTATTCTGTTCCAATTAAAACCTTATACTCTGAAGGATTTCCTCAAGCAGATGTAACTGCAGCAAAGTTATCAATAGAACTAAGAGATTTTTATTTCTTTTTAGAGTCAATGCCTGCTCCGAGACTGCTTACAACGCAAACATCTTTAAGTTATGCAATCTCAATTCTTCTTGATTATATTGGGTTTAGTAACTATACGTTTAGACGTGTAGCAGATGAAGCAGATCCCATAATCCCATTTTTCTTTGTTGCTCCAGATCAAAATGTTGCAGAGGTTTTAAATCAACTAGCAGTATCAACTCAAAGTGCAATGTTCTTTGATGAGTACAACAATTTTGTTGTAATGAGTAAAGATTACTTAATGCCTACAGCAACTCAAAGACAAACAGATTTTGTTTTATCTGGGTCTAACAATCAAACTGATTCTGGAGTAATTGAAAACTCTAGTTCTGGAAATCTTCCTAATATTATTGCTATTGCATCACAAGACAAAAAGATTTATAATGATGGAAAGATTAATTATACAACTAGATATATTCAAAGATCTTACGGATCAATTCGTCAATCTACAATGATTGATAAAGAAAAAACTTGGATATATAAGCCATCCCTTTTGTGGGAAGTTGCTGGAACAGAAAATACAAAAACGATAAATGAACTTGCTTCAAAACAGGGTAGTTATGTGTTAGGAGCCATGCCACTTAATTCAGACCTAGTTGGAACGCCACCTATTGTCGTTGGAAATGTTCTTACAGATAATGTTATAGATCTTGGAGAGAATGTATACTGGCTAACACGATATAACGGATACCTATATTCTAATGGAGAAGTTATTAGATATGACGCTTCAGAGTTTGATATCACTGGAACTGGGAAAGTTTGGATTAGCAGCAATCAGGAATATCAAAAGTATTTTTCATCAATACCATTTAATGGAAAAATATACCCTACAGGGCTTGTAAGAATTTATGCAACTCCAAACTATGAAGCAGTAGACGGAATAACAAGACTGCAGAACGGAGCAGTAGTTGATCACGGACGTGGACAGTTCGGAACACAGATAGTTTCACATTCTGCTGGAATAAATAGTTATTGGACAAATAATAATAATGTTCGTGGACTAAACATGCAGTCTCAATATTTGTTTAGCACAAAATTAGATGCTGACCTTGCCTCTACACTTCCTGCAACCACTGTTGCAGCAGCAGGAATAGACAATACAGTTGCAAAACAATCAACAAGAAACAGCATTATAAAGAATTTTATGGCTACAAACTATTTAAGTGAAACAGAAGTAAATAATCTACCATCAACACAGACTGGAACAATTCAATCCTCTGCTTTAGTCTTTAATGGTCCATCATTTAAAACAACTGAAAAGCCTTTAAACTTTGTATCTTACGTATACAAGGGTTTGGATAATGCATATAAGCATTTTGGAACGAGAATGAGAATTATTGGTAAGATTGAAAACAATACAACTAGAACGCAGTCTCCAAATGGAAGTATTACATACTATCAACTATCTGGAAACCAGCCAGATCAAAATATAAATATCGGTGGAGGCTCTGGAGGACTAGCGTTTTTGCTAAATCCAGAAACAAACAATGGTTATTATTTTGAGATTGTTGCATTAACAGAAGACAACATAAACTCCTACCTCAAGGTTGATGAGAATAATAATGCACAATTCTCAGTAAACAATGTTGTGTTCTATAAAATTAAAAAAGACTCATCAAACTCAAATGCTATACCAGTAAAACTTTGGGGAGGCTTATCAAAGATTATTGTTGATGATGGAAAGTTTGCTGGGCAACAGAGACTGGCTGGAGAAGAAAATTCAACGGTATATGATTTATCAGTAGAATATATTGACATTGGAAATACAAGAAGATTCTACCTATACATAAATAATCAATTAATAAAGGTTGTAGACGATACAGATCCTCTACCAACATATAACAATATGGCATTATTTGTGCGTGGATCTTCAAAGTGTATGTTTGAAAATGTATATGCTCTATCTAAAAACTATAGTCAAAATACAGTGTTTACAGTTAATGAGACTTTAGGGCAAGTCTTTGGAGATAAAGACGTTGATGTTACAGAGTCATTTAGAAAATATGCAATGAGTGGAGTTATCCAGTCAACATATCTATCTGGAATCAGTGCACAGCAACCACCAAAATATAACATTTATTTTGAAGAGTTTGGATCTATTATGCGTGAGTGTGCATACTTTGACATTAAGTATGATCGTGCATACCCTGCACTCTATGCAAAACTTTCTCCTACCTTCAATAATATAAAGGGGTATACCACATCTGGCTTTTATGCAGACTCATATGGTGCAGAGTTTTTAATATTTAACTCAACAGATAAAGCCTTGAATTTAGATGAAACAACTGGAAACTTTTTAAGAATCCAAGGCATCACATTTACTCAAGATACAACCCACGAATTAACTGTAGATGAGTTCTTTAAAAAGCGTGGGAATTTGTCAGATCCAGAGTTGGTTGGAAGCACACTAACATACTCTCCATTAGTTGAAAAATCAAGGTATGATGAAATAAAATTAAGTAGATTAACCTACGGTAAAAATGAATTTAGTATTGATAGCCCATATATACAGACACAAGATGATGCAGATGCTATGATGAATTGGATTATTAATAAGTTAATGGTACCTAAGAAATCTGTTGGAATGAACATCTTCAGCATCCCAACATTACAACTTGGTGATATCGTAACAATAAACTATAAGGATTCATCTGGCTTAGATCTAGTATCTCAAGATACTTCTAGGTTTGTAGTTTATAATATAGAATATCAAAGATCAGAAAGTGGTCCAAACATGACAATTTACTTGAGTGAGGTATAAGATGACGGTATCTCCAGTTCCACAAACTCCATCAAATGCAAGAGTTGTAACAGCCTATTCTCCAGCACCGACAAAGACTGCTCCAATAGATACCGTTCTTTTTGATGACGAGTCTATGTCTCCAGAGATTATGGCTGATTTAATATTTGAAGATATTGGTGGTCACGAGTTATTGAGTATTTCTAGAAACGATATCATAAATGGTCAAAGAGTATCTTATTCACCAATTAAAAATCTTGGACTTGTGCAGCAAAGATATAACCCTAACAATATTTTAAGATTGCAGGCAACCTCTGATACATACTTTGCAAACTTTGCAATTAAGTTTGAAGAGAAAGTGCCTCTTGAAGCAAACGGAACAAATGGGGTAAATGTTTATATTGAGCAAGAGACTGGGGACCTGATTATTGAGACTGTTAATATGAATAATGATGAGCAGATTGAAATTCAAATCGCCATAAATGGTACAATATATGAAGCGAACTTTGGAGAGACTGTATCATGATTACAAATAAAGGTAAGAGCATCATAGGAAAATATATGCTTGGTCAGGCTCCCGCCTATGCCTCATATCTTGCAGTTGGGTGCGGACCGCAACCATTACAGACAGAAGATGTCGCAGATGACTTTGCAACAAAAACAAACTTAGATTTTGAAATGTTTAGAGTTCCAATTTCTTCTAGAGGTTTTATAAATGAAAACGGTATTGATAAGATCGTACTAACAGCAGAATTACCAACAGAAGAAAGATATGAAATCACAGAGGTAGGACTATACTCAGCAGGCTCAAACCCTTCTGCTGGAGCCAATGATAGTAAAACTGTGTTTTCTTTTGCACAGGGAGAAACTTGGATTCATCATACCGCCTCTGCAGCAACTGAGATAGAAACAATCTCTGTACCATTAGATGATCCAGAAGATGATAATGTAATTGCAATAGATAACGTATTTCAGACAAACGCAGATAATTCTATTTTTTACAAATCAGGTCGTCTTGAAAGATATGAACGTGCAAGGTTTTTAAATAACACGATATTAATTCAAGGAGATGATTCAGACTTAAGCCTAGATGGTGGAGGCTCTGGAGGAGTTGACCATATTGTTATTGAACCTGGTTCAAACCACATACACTTAACTGCACCAAATGTTGATTTTTCTAAAAACTCTCCAACAGATGAATTAAGGTTTGCATTCTCTTTAGTTAGTAAAGATGGAGACTCTGTATCAGTTCCAGAGACAATTAGAATATTAATTGACTTTGCAGGCACTGACGTTGCTGAGCCAGATGTTTATGCAAGGTTTGAGGTTGATATTGAACACGATGTTGATGGATATGATTTTGAAACAAATAGATATTTTGTAGTAAAGAAACAACTACAAGAACTTTATACAACTCAAAACTTTACTTGGGAAGCAGTTACTGTTGTTAAGATCTATGCATGTGTTCTTGATTCTACTGGAACTGGTGGACCATTCCCTTCCCCTGATTATTATATTGCACTAGATGCTTTGAGACTTGAGAACATTGCAACAACAAATCCATTATACGGTTTAACTGGATATTCAGTTATTAAAAACGATGACTCTACAACAATTATTAAATCACCAAATACAAGTAATTATATTGAATTTAGATTTTCTATTGGTGTAACCTAATGGTTGATTCAAACATTAAAAAAACAAGGATTTTAAAATCATCCTTGCCTCCAATTGACCATGATACAGAAAAGTATAACATTAGATATAGAGTTATATCTGAAGATAGAAACAGAACTTCACACTGGTCTCCAATATATAACTCTGATGGCGTTGATCTTGTTGTAACAAGCGGGGCAGTGTCTAGGGCAGGAGATGTAATTACAGCCGTATGGGGAGACCAAAATGATTTTCCAGAATACGATGTCTTTGTTAAGTTTGATTCAGGAGACTTTTTTTATCATGGAAAATCAAAAGTACATTCATACTCATTTTTAAAAACTGGGACTACATCTGTAAGAGTAAAAGTTCAAATCATTTCATCAAAAAAAGAAATTAAGGCAGCACTAAATATCTTTGACTCTGGCACAGTGTCTTTGGTATAATTTAATAGGAGGAATAAAATGGCAAAAGTACCACTACCAGAAAGAGGACAACCTCTTGATGTTACGTATATTTATCAGTTAGCAGAGGCTGTTAATGACCTCTCTACATCTATTTCTGATGCAACATACAACTATACAGATGTTGACGTAGTTGGAGCAGAAAAAAAGAGTCTAAAAACTTCAGACACAAAGTTTGTAGGAAAATATAAGTCAATTGCAAATAATGAAACAGTAACTGCAGGTCAAGAAAAATCTTACTCTGTAACATTTTCTAACTTTAAGTTCCCTCCTATTGTTACAGCATCTGTTGTTAACACAAGCGGAACAACTGCTGGAACCAACACATCTGTTGTTATTTCTTCAATTACAGCATCTCAAGTTGATTTTATTGTAAAGTTTGGAACTTCTGGAACAGCATCTGTTGGTGTTAATGTTATTGCTATTGGAGTCCCAAATTAAGATGTCGTGTAAAAGATGTGAAGGGAAGATGTTTGTAGATAGGATACACACCAACATAGACCATCTAGAGACATATTGTATTAAGTGTGGAAATAGAAAATTTTATCATCCACCTAGTGAATCGGCGGAGGGAAAATGGTTACTGCAAAAGGAAAGATTCAGAGCGAAGCATACAATAGCGAACCTGTAATTCCTGGCGGTAAAAAAATATGGTTTCTTAATGGAGACTTAGTAAGACTTCATCATAGTTCTAGATCAACAGGAATGGTAACTGTTTATAATATTAATAAAGATAGACTAGAAACCTGTTTGCGATCTGACTTTAGAAGAAATAGAAAAAGAGCATACACAGTTGCAGAGACTGCTAAGTTAGTTAATCGTCATAGAAAATATATGCCAAGATTAATAAAACGAGGAATCATTCCACCACCAGTTGGATCAAGTATTGATGGCAAGACTGGTTTT